AGACATAAAAAAAGGGCCGCGTGAGCGGCCCTAGTTGTTTCCGAACTCTTAATTCTTATGTTAAGATGTTGTCTACGCGGAAGATTCTGTAGTACTGGTTGGTTTTCGCAGTAGCCAGACCGTCACGGTTTGCAACGTTGGCTGTATCTACGAATGGGTTTGAAACCATGCCATAACGAGTTTTGAACCCGATACGTGGCTGGAAGTCATTCTCACCAACTGCACGTACCATAGTTAGCGGTACGTATGGGCAATAGAATACACCAGCGTCATATGGGTTAGTACCCTTATAACCTACTGTGATGTAATCAGCAGTTGCATATGGATCGATGTATACTCTCATACGACCATTCAGTACACCTGCGAATGTGTTTCCTGTGTCATCTACATTCAAGTTTGTTGACAATGCTGGAGCATAATCCAAAGAACCTGAAGCAGCCAACGCTGAAGCAACATCTGATGAACAGATCATGATGTTACCTTTACCGCGACGTGTATCTTTCGCGATTTGGTTAGCTTCACGCTCTAGCTGAACGTGCAGACCTTTGAACTTCTCAACTGACCAACGACCATCTGCATCTGTTGCCAGATTGAAGATACCATTGATAGCTGTGTTAGCTGTACCAGCACCAGTTTTAGCTTGGCTGTTGATTGTACGTACAACTTCACGGTTGATTTCTGCCATGATCTCGGTTGACAAGATGTTTGACAGCTCTGATTCTGCATCAAGACCGTGGATAGCTTTCAAGTCTTGTGCAAGCTCGAGTGTGTACTCTGCTTTCAATGCACGTGACTTAGCTGTTACAGTTGCTTTTTCAATGGTGAAACCCATTTCAGCAAACTGTTGACCACCAGCAGCGCCCAGACCTTCAGCTTCTGCAGTTGAATAAAGATCCAAACCTGCCAAAGGATCAACACGGTCATTGTCGATAGAACTGTCAGCAGCTGCATCTGTAACACCAGCTAGACCTGAGGGTGAAGCGCCCATTGCAACTGTACCTGAGTCACCAGCATAGTTAAATGCTGCTTCGTTGAACAATGCTTCATCACCGTTAGTGACACCTGATTTTGTGTTTTTGTACTTTGACTTCATTGCGAAGATCAAGCCTGTTGGACCTGACATTGGCTGTACACCACATACGTCATAAGCCATCAAGTTTGGCATCGCGCGACGTACCAATGAGATCAGTACTGGGTTCCAGTTAGCAACGCTAGCAGTTGTTGTACCAGCTTCTGCCAAGAAACCTTGCTCTTGGTTTGACTGCTCTGCAAGAGCTTTTTCTGTGTTTTCTAGGATAACAGCTGTTACTGCTTTTTTGTGGCTGTCGCCGATTTTGCCTGCTGATTCTTCATTAAGAACCGGAGACCATTTCTCTACGAGACGATCATATGTATCCATTATAGGATCTCCTTATCGATTTGATTTTCTAAGTGCTTCGAGGTACTGAGCCATTGCTCCAGAAACTTCTACGGACTCATCTGTGTCCATTTCAGTATCTTCAACAATTGAAGACTCAGCTGTTTTCTTTGCGAAATGAGTTTCTTTGATGATTTTTACTTTCTCAGCGAAAGTGTCTGCATCTTCGAAATCAATATTTTCGACAAATGAGGTTAGCTTTTCTACTTGAGTTTCCGCAAGATCTTTCGACGCTTCACGGATAACCGCATCACGCTTATATGATTCTACTTCTTCTGCAAGCTTCATTGCTTTTGACATAGCGTCATTGAAGGACTCTTCTAGTTCTTCGTTAGCTTGTGCCAATTCGTCAACCAGGTCGACTTTGGATTCTGGTACTTCTACATAAGATTCTACGAACAGATCTTTCATCTTGCTCATAAAGCCTTCTGCGATTTCAGTACGCAAACCAGCTTGTACAGCTAATTTGTTTTCTTCCATCCAATTCTCAACAACATAGTTGAGGTAGCTATCTACTTTCTCTACGAGGTCTTCTTTGGTTGAAGCAACTTCTTCCGCTAATTCGGTTTTATATGCTTCTTCTAAACGATCGACTTCTTCTGAAAGTTTTGCTTTTACTGCTGCTTCAAAGATCAAAGCTGTTTTGGCTTTAAACTCTTCTGAAAGAGTTGCCTCAGATTCGACCAATGCATCAAGCTCATTTGAGTAGGAAAATTCTACTTCTGGAGCTTCAACCATCACAGTAGAAGATTCATCAGCTTCTACTTCTTCCATTTTATACATCGCTGTCAAGGCCATTTTGTCCATGCCAGCCATACGGTTGTTCATTGCAGTGATCAGACCAGCTTTAGTTTTTGGCATAGGATCTTGCTTGGTGTTGTCACCTTTGCGCGTCGGCGCTTTTTTAGTGGCTTCACCAGCTTTATCCGTAGCTGCAACAGATTGCTGTTCCGCATTCTTTGGATCGTGAGCTTCTTCGATTCCCTCGTCGAGCTCAATATCCTGATTTTCTACTTGATCAGTCATATTTGACTCCTTATAAGTTAGATTTCAATAACGAGAGGAAATTCTTAAACTCGCGAGTTTGAACCTCATAAAGGTCCGCACGCGGAGCACGCTTAATTTCAGTCTCTATTTTTTCAATTTCTTGAGCTTCAATGATTCCGTTATTCCAGACCCATTCGACACCTTCCATAACTCCATTAACAAAAGCGTTCGGTGCAGATGGATCTTGTACGATATCAACCGTATTAAGAATAAAGTCATCCTTGACATAAGCGGTACCATTCCGCTGCTCAAGGCTACCCATACCACGAGTTGAGACACCTAGTTGAACACCACCTTCGAGAAGACCTTTGACAATCTGACCCATTGGAGTATCCAATATACGTGCCTTACCCATCACATCACTTCCCTCCATTTTGAGATCGGTAATAAGATGAGATACTTTATCTAAGTTAACTGTAGGACCATCTGGATGGTTTAATTCACCTACTGCTCTCTTAGCATTAACCTGTTCTTTGACATATTTATCTACGGCCTTTTCCATGATTGGCTTTGGATAAATTCTGCCATTTCTATTCTTTGATTCTGCTTGGGCGAATACACCTTCGATGATATAGTCTTTTTTACCGTCTTCCTTTGCTTCGACGATACATTGTACATCTGTTTCAGTATATTCTGTAATCAGTTTCATCTAATTGCCCTTAGCTTGCTTAATAAACTCTCTACCCATCTTCTCAGCTTCACGCTGAGTACGATATGCATCTAACCTTTCACCGTCGATATAGGTAACAAATTTACCCTTCTCTTTGTGAATCATTAGAGTCACTCCGCTTATTTTCTTATCATAAGCATGCTCACCTGGTGGCATACCCTTAGACATTTTTTCACGAAGTTGACTAAAGTTCATTAGTTTAAATCCTTTGAGTTTATTTATAAAAATAAATTATTCTACTTCTTCTAGCTCTAATTCATCGATAGCATCTTCAATCTCTTCATCAGTAACATCATCTACATCGATATCATCAGTTTCAGCTTCCATTTCAACTTCTTCTTCTGGTTCTTCACCATTAAAGATCTGACCTGCCACTGCAATCTTTTCTTGCTCTAATGCATCATTCATTCTATCTTGCATTAACTCGTGAAACGTGGGACCTGCTTTCGCAAAGTCCTGGTCAACTACATTATTAATTAAATCTTCAATACTCATAATTTATTCTCCAATTTTTAATAAATCTATTTATATAAACGTTCTATGAACTAAAATGTGGTTTAATTAGAAACCAAAACTCGATTTTAAAGATAAGTACATATCATCATGCTGAGTAGTAGTAAGTGCTGTAGAGGGATAAAATGCAAAAAAAAGTATGTATCCATCCATAATTAATCCTGAATTTGTTGGTCCGTGATATACAGATCCTAATGAAATAGAATTGTTACAAATTATACTTCCAACTATACTTAAAGGACTTGAGCACGCCTCACCATTTAAATAAGATGTTAATGTGTTTGTAGTCATAGTCATACCTACCACTCTAGGAGTTCCATCATTACTTACAGTAGTTGTAAACCCATTAGCATTCTTATAGGTGTATAATCCACCTGTAACATCACCATCATCCATTCTTCCATCTACTTTTCCATTAGCATTCATAAAGAACCCGGTAGACTGATAATTACTCATTACTGTTTGATAAGTGGTAGTAGCTAAAGGAGCACAACAGCAAACTATAGAAAAATTAGTTTTTCCATTTAAATTATAAGACCCTGCATTTACATACTGTCCACTTGTTTTAGTAAATCGTAAAGATCCTCCTAAATCAGTAGAATAATATGGAGGAGTGGCACCTACTAAAGTACCACTAGAAGAATACCCATTAGCGTCATTAATTTGCCCGTCATTTGTTACTGTGGTTCCACTTGTGATATTACTTGAAAAATCATAATAGATAGCAGAAGAATTTTTTATTGTGTAGTCAACAAACTGTAATGTAAAGCTATTAGCTCCAGATGTTGCCGTGTTAATACCGTCACTAGATGTAAAAGTTA